CTAGAAGATCAAGCTAATGAGCACAAGAGTGCAATCGAAGGCCTAGAGGCTGCTATCAAAGAAAAGGCTAAAGAGCTTGAGCAACTACAAAGCAAGAGCGTTGAGCTAGACGCACTACAGCGTAGCCGTATGCAGTTTGCTGATCCTAAGGACGCAGACATTCCTTATGCAGATAAAGAAAAGGCAGTTCTACTTGCCAAGATTATGCGTAAAGGCATCCAGGATACCAAGTTTGGTAAAACATTACTAGAAAAAGCTGCTGCTACATTTGGTGGTGCTGCTCGCTTTACTAGTACAAATGGCGAACTATGGGAAACTGAAGTTAGCACAACAATTCAAAATGAAATGCGTCGTCAACTAGTTGTGTCTAGTGCTATGAGTAGCATTACAATGCCACAACCAGTTATGCGTATTCCTGTAAACCCAGACACAGGCAGTGATGCAACATGGGTAGCTGCAGCTAACTATGGTTCAGATATGGGTGCTACAGTTGCTGGTACAGGTACAAGCAGCGGTACAAAGCGTACACATACAATCGGTGAAGTTACTCTAACAGCTTATAAACTAGCTACAAAAGAGTATATTGCGTTTGAAGAAGACGAGGATACACTAATTCCTCTACTACCAATCATTCGTGATGCAATGGCACGTCGTATGGCTAAAACACTTGACAAAGCCATGCTAATTGGTGCAGGTGATGCAACCACACCACTTAAGGGCCTAGCAACATATGATCCAGTTGGTGGTGACGGTAGCTTACTACAGCCAACAGTCACACTAGCTACAAGCAGCACAGCTATGACAGCTCTTAAGATGATGGAAGCTCGTCGTAAACTAGCAGCTTGGGGATTAAATCCTAGTGAACTAGTAGCATTTGTAAGTACACAAGCTTACTTTGAACTACTAGAGGATACAAACTTCCTAACAGTAGATAAAGCTGGTCCAAATGCTACACTATTAACAGGTCAAGTTGGTAGCATTGGTAATACACCAATTATCGTTAGCGCAAGCTTTGACGCAGCTGCTGCCGGTGCTGCTGCTGCAGTTATCGTTAACCCACGTAACTTCCTAGTTGGAACACATCGTGGTATGCGTGTTGACAGCGATGATGAAGTTGTAAATCAGCGTAGCGTACTAGTTGCAAGTATGCGTATTGGTATGACACAACTATCAACAACTGATGGTCATGGTGTTGTAGCAGTTCGTTACTTAGCTTAATTAGTTATAGTTATATGGACAGGATTCGAAAGAGTCCTGTCTCTAAAGCCCAATTAGTTGGTCTTTAGAGACAGAGGAGGGTTTATGGCTGACCTAATAACTAGAGCAGAATATAAAAATTACCTTGGTATTACTAGCAGCAATAAAGATACTGAAATCGACTTGCTAATACCCAAGGTTAGTCAGTTAGTAAAAACCTACTGCCGCAGAAATTTTACTGACTACTATGACGAAGCTAAAACAGAATACTTTGACGGTGGTTTTGACCGACTAATATTAAAAGAAACCCCAGTAACTAACGTACTACAAGTTAGTCAAAGTACTAACTATGGTAAAACTTATGCAACCACCCTTGTAGAGTATACAGACTGGATACAAGATGGTGATAGTATTCGCATGGTAGCTAGCCCAGGATATTTTGCATTACATCCGCGTGGATATAAAGTTAGTTATTTTGCCGGATATGAGTTTGTACCAGATGATCTTAAATTAGCTGTGCTTGATCTTGTAGAATATTACTCAAAGAATAATAGTGCAGTCCACGTTAATCGTGATGTAACACCTAATGTAACACAAATACAATATGTAGCTACTACAAACTTTCCAGCTCACATTAAGCGTGTGCTAGATCAATATGTAGCGGATTATGCGTAATGGCACTCTTTTTTAATTATGTAGATGAGCAGGTAGTTAAAAACCTACCGCATGAATTACTAAATCTAATAGGCAAATATAGATCTCGTAATAATGAATACGATGATATTAGATTGTATGAACGTAAGACATTAAACTGGCGAACTATTATTGATAATACGTTTCCTAGTATGCTAGTTGTAGATTTTAACGATATTAGAAAAGAGTTAAAAAAATATAATGACCTTGAAACAAATCTAAAGTCTGCTCTTAAACAAGACTATGACGAAAAAATATTAGCAAATTTTAAGGATACGAAATTAAGTGATCAAGAAATCGATCTAATATTAGATATTATTAAGGGAGCTGTAGCAGTATTGCAAGCTGGTTGCACACCAAAAACTAATGAAGAGATTGTAATTGGTCTTGAAAATGCTTTATATTTAGGCACAAGAACTGAAGGTAGTAATGTTGGTGCAAGTATAAAACTAACCTTGCGAGAACTTGGACTATCAAACTATGGTCGAGTATACATTACAGACTCAAGTTCTGATAATCGCAAATATTTTTTATTTTCTAATTTTGCGATATTAAGTGATTATTTACGAGAACTACTAAAAGAAGAGATAAAGAAGCCTAGTTATAAAAATCGCCTAACTAATAGCAAAAATGTATCAGAATTTTTACAATTTGGGCACGTAGCCGTTGGTTGGAGTGATAAAAAAGATACAGTTATTAGATTTAATAGTCCAAAGCTATTAAACATAATTTTTACAACACTAGCAAATTCAACTCAACAAACAGCGGCAGCTAATGCTACAAAACAAGCTGCACTACAGTTTGCCACGAATACTGACGTAATTACTGAATTTATTACTGTAGATAAAAATTTTGGCGAAAATGTCGCTGAAATGTTTATACGCCTTGGCGGAAATGTTGTAAAATTTGAAAATGCTTTAATTAATGAAAAGCGTGGTTTTATAGTTGAACGCAAAACTTTTATGCAAAGCAGCGCAGAAACTATGAAACGCTTATCCGCACAAATTAAAGGATTGCGTGGTGAGCTAGGTAATACAATTTCTAGACTACTTGTTAAAGGTAAAAGCAGTGATAGTTTGGTAGAACATATTGCAAAAGTTATAGCTGCAAAAATTATGGGCAAAACTGCCCCTAGAACTAAAACTAGTAGTAAAGCCACAAATAAAATAGTAAAAAAACGAGTAGCTCCAGTTATACAAGGAATTGTAAATAAAGTAGTAGCCTTTAAAGCACCCCCAAAATTACCTGTTCCAAAAGTACCCGTAATAGATCAACAAGTTGCTGCAGAAAGTGCGCTAACATCACTGCAAACTTTATTAAACAGTAATTTAGTTGAAACTGTTAAGCGTAATATGGGTCAGGGAAGTCGTAAAGATATATTAAATTTACGTAGTGGTAGATTTGCTGAAAGTGTTAAAATAGAGAGATTAACTCAAAGCAGAGCAGGAATGATTACTGCATTTTATAATTATATGCGAAACCCATATGCTACATTTAGTGAGGGTGGAAAACAAGAGCTACCACGCAGTAGAAATCCTAAACTGCTAATTTCACGATCTATTAGAGAAGTAGCAGCACAGGCCAAGATAACAAGATTAAGGGCTGTACTAATATGACTAAGCGAGTACAAATAGTACGAGCCCTTGCCGAAGCATTTAAAAATATAGACGGCACAGGCCCGTATACTACAAATTTACAAAATCAAAGTTTTTCCAAACTAAAGTTTTGGGATGAAGTAAATGATTTTCCTAGTGTATATTTAAGCCCAGGCACTGAAGTACGCGAATATCATCCAGCAGATTTTGCCTGGGGAATGTTAGGGGTATGTGTTAAAGTATATTGTAAAAGCGAAGACAATTCGCAAGAACAACTAGAGGCATTATTAGGGGACTTAGAAACTTGCATTGATGCAAATCGTCAACTAATTTATGATGCAGATAAAAACTATGAAACAACAGAAATATTAATAGACTCAATAACTACGGACGAGGGCCTCTTAGCTCCCTATGCAGTTGGCGAGATTAACTTACAGGTTCGCTATCAGATCATGTAAGCAAACCGTGTTCACAAGGTCTAGTACAGATAAACGTCTAGTAGTGACTGGAGGAACACCTCTTGAGAGGATAAAAAGATGAGTTTTAATTTACTTCGTAATAGTAGAGTATTCTTTACTACTGCAGTAGGAACAAGTGGTGCAGCTCTTGGTGTTGTAGGTGGTGCAGGCGCCCCTGCAGTTAGTTCTACAAATACCAGAGAAATTCAAGTACTAGATGGTTTTGGCTTTAGTCAAAATACTACTAGTGAAACAGTTACACTAAATGAAACAGGTGATACGCCTGTTCGTGGACAGCGTAGTTTTAATACACAGTTAGATCCTGTTGATTTCAACATGACTACTTATATTAGACCTAAAAGAGCTACAGCAGTTACTGGTGGTGCAATTGATGTTATTACTTTAAGTAGTGTAGTAAGTACAAGCTATAGCGCTGCTACTACTCAAATTATAATTAGTCAGCCAAATACTGCTGGAGGTACTCAAGCAATATTACGGCCTATATTTACTGGTACAGCGCTTACTGGTATTCAAAAAGTTAATGCTGGTACAGGGTACACGGGTACAGAACAGATATTAATTGTTGATACTGACGCCCCAACTGCTGGCGAAACAGTTACAGCTACTTTTACAACAACAGGCAGCATAAGTACTTCTAGCAATAAGATTACTGCAGAAGAAAGTGTACTATGGAACGCTTTATTTGCAGTAGATCCTATTGGTGGAGCAGCCCCTGCTTGGGCCGAAACATCAAGCAATGCAACTTGCGTAGCAACTAACAGTAACAAGCATCAGCTTCAGCGCTTTGGTTTAATTATTCTAATTGATACTGCTTGTTTTGTTATTGATGACTGTGTATTAAACACAGCAACTATTGACTTTGGTATAGATGCAATTGCTAGTATTCAGTGGAGCGGCCAAGGTAAGGCTATTCGTCAGATAGCTGCGCCAGCAACTAGTGCAAGTGGAAGTTTTACTTATTCTGGCAGTGATACAGTTTCAACCGTATTATTTGGTGGCACTACTTATACTCAAAAAATTACTGATGCTGCATTTATTGCCAATAAATTAAGTGTAGTTAGATTACAAAGAAATCTAACTGGTAATGCTGCTGCTAGCACTAACGAATATTACAATTTACCATTAACAGGCGGAAATCTAACAATTAGTAATAATGTTAGCTATTTAACACCAGCTAATCTTGGTACAGTTAATACTCCTGTCACATATTTTGCTGGTACACGCGCTATTAGTGGTAGTTTAACAGCATATTTACGTAGTGGTACCGCAGATGGTTCAGACAATAGTACTAATCGTAAACAAACAGCGCAATTGTTAGGCGATATGCTTAATGCAAGTTCAACTGATGTAGATCCAGCATTTCGTATGCTTATAACTGTTGGTGGTAGTAATACTGATAAAGTTGAACTCAATATGCCTGGCGTAGTATTAACTATTCCTACTATTGCTACGGAACAAGTTATTAGTACTACAATTAATTTTACAGCTCAAGGAACTGATAACGCCGACTTTAAGCTTGAACAAACCAACGAATTAGACGTTACATATTACGCATAAAGTTTTATCAACCGGGGCTAGTTAAGCTAGCCCCACTATTAATTATTTCACATGACAGATATTAGTTTAAAATCCCTATTAGTACCCTCTAAAAGCGTAGAGGTAGAGTTTCCTGGCATGCCGGGCTTTAAAATTGATGTAGCCTTTTTAAGCCGTGAAACACTTGTGAATATTCGCAAAAAAGCAACAAAGACTACATTTAAAAATCGTCAGCCTGTAGAAGAATTAAATGACGAACTATTCTTACAACTATATGTTGAAAATGCTGTACGCGGCTGGACAGGATTAAAAATTAGCTATCTTGAACAGTTAGCTCCAGTAGACGTTAGTAGTTTGAATCCTGACGACGAATTAAAATATAACGCAGAAAACGCTCTTTACTTAATGAAAAACAGCACTGATTTCGACAGCTTTATTAGCGAACAGGTTAGTGACTTGGGAAACTTTTCGAAGAGCAGCTTAAAGCGGTAGAAGAACAAATACGTAACTATTTTGCTAATCAGCAAGTAGGTATGACAAAAGACACATATTTTGAAATGTGTGAATTATTAGGTAATACTCCTATAGCTAGCGAAATACCAGTAGATTTTGATGACTTTCCCTTAGAAGTTCAACAAGCATTTACAGTATATAGAATGTTACGTGATGACTGGGAAGGTTTTGGCGGAAACTACTTAGGAAAAAGTTTCGTAGGTTTAATAGAAATATTAGACTTTGCGGAAATAGACCAGGAAGATAGAAAATTAATATTGCTAATTATTAAAATGATTGACAATATTAGAATAGATGAATTAGTTAAAAAACGCAAAAACGAAAAGCCTGCTGATTAAAAACTAGCAGGCTTTTTTATTACTCAAAATTTTTACTATTGACATTTTAAAACCCTTGTGGTATACTTGGTGTAATCTCGCTAAAAATATGCGACTAGAAAAATTGATCTGGAGTCCCTATGTCTAATAACATAGATTTAAATATATCGGTACTGGATAAAGGTAATACCTTAAAACAGAGAAATAATGAAGCCGATAAACTTGGTAAGACAATAGAGCGTGTTAATCAGCTAACTGCAGCCAGTGGTACTAAATCCGGAGCGCAAGCTATGCGCAGAGCAGGATTTGATCCAGACGGCGGCGAAGTTGCTGATTACAATAGAGCCCGTGGTGCTGCTGGTGCCGGCGGGGCTAGTGCTCGTGATTTTGCAGATCAGGCTCGTGGCTTAGGCGGTTTAGTCAGACTGTATGCTACTTGGGCAGCAAATATATTTGCTGTAACTGCTGCATTTAACGCACTTCGTGATGCAATGCAAACTGAAGTTATGATGAAGAGCCTAAATCAACTAGGCGCTTCAACAGGCATAAGTTTAGGTGGTATTGCAAAAGAATTTGCTAACGCTACTGATGGTATGATTAGTTTACGTGAAGCTGCAGAAGCTACAGCTAAAGCTATGAGTAGTGGCATGACACGGGATCAATTTTTACAACTAGGCCAAGTAGCTAAAGGTGCAGCCCAAGCACTAGGTTTAAATATGAGCGATGCCGTTAGTCGATTAACTCGTGGTATTACAAAATTAGAACCAGAACTATTAGACGAATTAGGTTTATTTACTAAAGTAGGTAAAGCTGCAGAAGATTATGCTCGTAAAGTTGGTAAAGCAGAAAGTCAATTGACTGATTTTGAACGCCGTCAAGCTTTTGCTAATGCAGTTATTGCCGAAGGCCAGAAAAAATTTGGAGATATAGCACAAACCGGTAATCCTTACGATCAACTACTAGCAGAATTAAAGAATACTGCCCAAGATATTTTATCTGTTATAAATACTATAGTATCACCTATAGCAAAACTATTAGCTGATAATACTGGATTAATTGGAGCAGCGATTTTAGGTGCTGCATATAAGATTACTAGGCAAGCATTACCTGAATTAGCTAAATGGAATAAAGGTTTAAAAGATAGTGCTGATCAAGCTAAAGCTCGTGCAGGAGAAATTAACGAGCAATTTCAATTTGCATTTTCAAAGAAGGTAGCTAGTGGATTAGGAATACCAAACTTAGAAGCTAATGTAGCCGCAGCTAAAAAGCAACTAAAAGATGCGCAAGCAGAATTAGCAAAAGTTGCTAGCGGCGAAGGCATGGATAAGCGTGTTGCACAAAGCAAATGGTTTGGTAAAGCAACCAGCGAAGATGTTATTAATGAAAAATCTATAAGTAAGCTTAATGAGTTAAATGCTAAATATGCTAATGATGAAGCTGGAGCCAAACAAAAAGTTGCACAAGCAGCTCAAAAAGTACTAGATGCTCAAAAACAATTAGTAACAGCTAGTACGGCGTTA